CACACGTACTTCGAATTCTCGTAATCTTCCCACTTGTCTTTCCGACCAAATGGTACTAAGCCTTTAACATGTGTCGGACAACCATAGCCACTCGTGCGCACGTTATGCGCGCCGAATGTGTTCCAGTCATCTGTATGTATCACCGCATCTCCAAGAAATTCTGGCCCGTATAGGCGCAGGTTCCTGGGTACTTGCTCGCTAGCAAGTTGCCAAGCCTCATAAAGAGGATGGTCGCGGAAGGCACATAAGTCTCTATCTTGAGACCATGCACGGCGCAAGCCGTTTGCAATTACGATCCAATCCATCGGGCATTGAGGATCTTTTCTGATGTAGTACGGTCTAACCGAAATTCCATCAAAATAGTCGCCGCCGCAGCTTTCTCTAAATTTGGTATCGCCATAAAACGATTTTGTGTCGTTCACGGTTAAGCCGCAATAGTTAAGCAAAGCCGATAGGTCCTTGTAGTTTTCATCGGGTACAATCATGTCGTCACCAAACACGGAGTTTTTAATTCCGCAGATGGCATGGCACAATGACGCAAAGAGTAGCGTCTCAAGCTCGAACGTAAAACCATTTCCCATGGAGGAAAACTTTTCAAGTCTCACGACTTTATTATCCACTTCTGTGAATTTAGTTCTCAGGGAATCAAGGAGCTCATACCAATCCGCCGGGAGCAAGTATTTTACTAACTCACGGCAAATCGTATCTGAAGCGTTGGAAAGATCGATTGTGGCAAATTTCTTCGACACGGACGCTTTACGCGCAGCGATCTTGTGTACATGTTGAGGGTCGTTAACCCCCTGGTCCAGATAACCGAAGTTGCGAAGCTTCGCCTTTAAGATTTTCCCTACACCAAGTTGAAAGCCCATGTTTACCACGGGTTCGATGTTGATAGGTCTCCTTTTGGAGGAATCTTTTGGAACTGTCGTGAAGACAGATGTATCTTTTAGGATCACACTTTGACTGTTGCGTACCGGCAGAAGCCGAAACACCTCTGAGCCCATGAAGGCCAGACAGTCCTGAGTAATTGTATTTTGGTCAGTCGTTAGCTTATTGAGAAGGTTACTGTGCTTCCCTCTCAAACCGACTGCACCGCCTGGGCC